TTTTGATATTGACCTAAAGTAATCTCGCTAAGAGTATCAGGAATATAAACCTCTACTTTCATATATATATAACGTAAAAAAATAAAGTTTTAGAAACTATCTAATTGTGTATTTGCCTCTATTAGGGTTTTGTAGTTGAAAGCTCACAGCGTATCTTACAGCATCTATTAAATGGTTAAACTTATCTATAGGTGTATTAGATTTCCTTTCTAACCAAGAGTAGTTGTTTAGTTCTTTAACAAGGTTTATACTGTCCTCGCTTATTATAAGATCATAGTCTTGTAATAGTGATATTCCGTAGGTTACACTACCTTGACCTTTTACACTTGGTTTGACATTACAGCCTTTTGCTCGTATCTCACTTATTAGTCGAGGCTCTGCACTATCAGCTATTATTAAACCACCTTTTGCGTGTTGCTCATTTAAGCGTGTTATTTGGCTTGTTGTAAGGCTTGGCAAGTAGAAACACTCCTTTAGGTATATTCGTTTGTTAGAGGTGTCTATATTAGTTTCTATAAGGGTTGTAGGATCATTAGAGAATCCGTAGTCTTGACCCCATACACTTACACCTACTCTTTTAAATTTACCGATAGTCCAATTATTAAATATAACACCCTCAGCTTTATCTAACCATCCACCCATAATTACATGCTTGTATTTTAGTGGTCGTCTTATTTTCAAGTCGTCTATTTGCTTTAAGAATGATTTACTTAAGTTAGTTATGTTGTCCTGATAGGTAGTGTGTATGTAGGTAGTGTTGTCTTTCTCTGTATTAGTTCCCTCTTGTATTCCTTTATCCTCAAAGAATCTTTGATATATCCAATGCTCTTTAGTTGTAGGGTTGAGGATAAGTATAATTCTGTTTTGGTTTTTAGTTTCTCTTATTGTAAGGTCTATCTTATCAAATGTAGCCTCATCTGTTAATTCCTCTGCCTCATCTAATACCCAAGTAGTAACACCTGTAATAGATTTTAAGTTTGCTGTCTGATCTCCTGATGAGGTTTTGATTCCTTTAAATACTATCTTGCTTCCTGATCTTAAATTAATAATCTCATCTTTAGTTATGTGAAAATCATCAAACTTATCTAACATTTCTATTTTCTCAATAAATTCAGGAATGATTGAAACATAAGCTGAGGTTAATGTATAACGAGTAAATAGTATTGTGTGGTTTGCTTCGTATGTCAGTAATACAAGCATTAGGTTTACAGAAAATGATTTGCCTGAAGCTCTACCCCCTGTGATTATGTAATACCTTGTGTCGTTAGCTAACTTTTGGTATTTCTCGTTTATATCTATCACTTAAACCTTATTAAGTCTTTAAAGCTAATGTTAAGACCCTCTGATGAGTTTATGTCTATCTTTTCTTTTGGTTTTCCGTATCTATAGTTAAAGTAGATTTGTATTGCTCTTATGTCGCCTTTAGCTATTAGTTCGCCTAATTTCTTTAAAGCTATATCGTTGTCAATTACATTGTCTAACTTCTCAACTAACTTAAGCTCATCAGCTTTAGGTTTTCTACCTGCGCCTAATCTTCTACCTCCTCTATTCTCTAATTTGTACATTTTGAAAAACTTTGATTAATCAAATATATAACGCTAATTTTCTTCTTTTTTGTCAAGCTGCTTTTTTATTACCTCTACACTCATATAGATTTGGCTTACTATATTCTCTAATCTTTTTATTCTTTGTATTGTGGTGTATTTTTTGTTTACCATAGTCTGCCTTGTTGTTTATGTTGTTCTATTCGTTTCTTTGCTGCTTCAAAGTATTCTTTGTCTATTTCGTATGCTGTTAGGTCAAAGCCTAAATTATGACAAGCTATAGCTATTGAGCCACTACCTAAATGTGTATCAAGTATTGTATCTCCCTTTTTTGCATATTTAATAAGCAACCACTCATAAAGTTTTACAGGCTTTTGTGTTGGATGTATTCTGTTTTTATCAATGCAATTTATTTTTACGAATTTACTTGGTTTATCAAAACTTGTAAAAGCAATTTCTATTTCTGACATAGTAGGTACATAAATGTTTTTGTGCCAAACCAATACACACCTATATTTGCTCAAAGGGAAATAATTTGCACCCCATATTATCTGATTTTTTGAAACCCTTTTCAGTTGTTGGAAGTATTTTTTGTGTGGTATTTTAGCATCCCATTTATGTTTTTTCCATCTGCAAGATGTATTTTTTAGACTACCTCCATTAGTCGTTTTATTTCCTAAACCATAAGGGGGGTCGACAATAGCTAAATCAAACTGATTGTCTGACATCTCTTTCATAGCCTCCATACAGTCTTGGTTGTATATCATTCTGTACCTGCTATTATGTGGTCTTTAGGGTCTCTGTTTCGATTGTATTGTTCAATGTACCATTCCTCAGCTTTTTTGTAAGAAGCAAAGTCATTATCAGCTTTATCCCCCTCTATTTCTTTTTGAAGATGGGCTAAGCTGCGCCAGGCGAGTTTTGCGCTATGACGAACTCCATCTATATCGTGCATACCATTTTCCATTAGGTGTCGCATAAGTGCATCAAGATCATCACTACTCTTTTCTCTATCCCAATGTATGTCTTTGTCTGGGTGGTGTTGTTTACTTCCTATGTAGCTAACTCTTGCTACCTCGCATAGTGCATCAGGAAAGTATTTTATTAATCCACTATACAAGGGTATCTCTTTTCTTTTTTGTTTGTTCTTTTCCATCTATTTTTTTTAAGGGTAATTTATCAACTATCTTTAATAATCTCTTTAAGTCTTTTGCTTTTGTGTAGTCTATAATGTGGTTTAATAATGCACGTCTTAATTTTGCTTTGTTTCTTACTCTTAGAAGAGCTATGTCAAAATACTTATCCAATAGAGGATTGTATCTTCTGTGCATTTCAAATGCTTTTAAACTATATATAGCTGTAGCGTGATCATAGTTCTTTCCATTAGATTCGTAAAAGTCTCTTATATCTGTAAACTTCATATTACAATGATACCTCAACATAAACGTAAGTAAAGACCTCATCTCAACGTATTGTCTCTTTCTCGTATTCTCAAATACATCTATACCTGATATTTCTATAATATGTTTTGCTATTCTATTTGCCTCTTTCATAATGTTCCTTTTATACAATAACTATCTATATCAGCACCATCTATAAAGAAAGCCTGGTATGTCTCTAATGCTTTTGTTACTTTAGCCTTTCCTGATTCGTAGAACTCTTGACTAACATCATAAATTCCAATATCAAGTGAGCCTTTGTCAATCGCTACAAACTTAAACTCTTCGTAAGGTTTATTGAATAGTTCTGAATAGATATACACTTGTACATCATATCCATATTTTCTTGCTGAATAGGGAAATGCTTTTAAGTCGCTTGTTGTTTTGAGATCAACTACTCTATAAGAATCAAGGACGTCTGCCTTACCTCTAAATGGATAACCTTGCACCATACCTATTGCAGGAACTTCAAACTCACAATTAGTTATTAGTTGAAGTGCGTGTTCATTCCTAAAGAAAGCATCAGCTAATCTTTCTGCATCGTTTTTTTGTTTTCTTGTAAACACCCTGCCGTGTTCTTCTTTGGCTAACTTATATGCCTTTGTGTTCTTAGACTGCACATCTACAAAGATTTGTGAATTAAATACATCAGGCTCTAATATACAAGTATGAAACAACCATCCTGCATCTAAAGCATTTGATTCTTGCGATCCATACTCGGTAACGTATTTGTATTTCTTTGGACTATCTAAGAGTAGTTTTATGGATGAGGAACTTAACGCAGCTTTTCCTAAGTAACCATAGTAGAACTCATCATCTTTCATAAGCTCCAACAACTCATCTTTTCTAAATCGTTCTCCGTTTAGGAGTTCAATACTATCCATAGTGTAATAAGTATTAAACCTAAGTAACTAAATGCTAAGGCTTTCATTTTGTTTTCGTAGTCTTTCGTTTTCTTGTTCTGATCTTCTTGCTCTTTCAATGGCTCGGTTTTTAGTTAATTTATATTCTGATAGTGCTTTTTTATATAGTCGTATGTTGTTAGAGTATTCTTGAAAGTAAAACACAACTCTGACTAAAGATTCTGACATCTTCTCTAAGTTCTTTGTTTTTCTTTTGTCTAATTGGGAGGAGACAATAGAAGTCAAGAAATGTAAGTCTGTCCAAATCTCTAAGTCTTTAAGGTTGTCTATCTTTTTATCCACAGTAATTCTTAGTCCAACATTCAAAGGTTTCATTCCATACCATAGGTTTCCAATTAGGGTCAAGCTCTGACCTCCATTTAAACGTACCTGTTACTGCACAATCTTCTAAGATTACTAATTCGTCTATAAGTATTTTCATAATTTTTTTTATCTATAATATAGTCCTGAGAATTTGCATTCTCCGACATATTCGTTTAATCTTTCTTTACTTGATAAAATTTCGTTGATATGTTTTTTAGCATATTCTAAATCATCTTTCAAGTTGTCAAAATCTTCTTGTAGTTCATTTAATATATAAGAAACCGATACATCAGTATATTCATCGGCTACTTCAATAATTAAAATTAATTGTAATAAATTTAAGTTTTCTTTCATAATTATAGTTTTATTTACTGCAATATACAAAAAAATATTATATAAACAAATGTTAATTAAAATTATGTTTAAAGTTATCGTTTTCTACTTGCATTTTATAATAAGAAAAGTTTGTCATTCCTAATATATGTGAATCAGTTGGTACAAAATATTTCCAACCTTTACTCATTCCTACATTAATATAATAAAAAAAGAATGCAGCTTTTTTACCTGTGTTCTTTTTAAATATAACTGTAGCTGTGTGATCTGACATAGGTATAATTTCGTCTACTTCAAAAGTCTCATTGTTAAAATTACCTGCTCTATTTTTTTTAGAATATCTTTCTTGCACTTTATATGCAAAGTCTTTAAGGTCGTGTACTAAATGTTTTTTCATATTAATTTATTGAGGTCTTTTATCCATAGCCTGTAGGTTGATCCGTTACAAGTACAAGGCTCGTAGTATTTATGGTTGTAGTATTTTGCGTGTAGCTCTGCAACTAATTCTATTTGTTGTCGGTTAAGCTCGTGTTGTTTAGGTCGGTTAGTAAACTCTAACCACTTTTCTTTATCTTCTTCTACCATAGTTTTACTTTGTTTGCTTTATCCTTTCGTTTGTCGCAACCACAATCATCTCCCCATATTTTTTTTACTAACCACTTGATTCCTGTGTAAGTTGTTATCTTTTCTATTAAGTCTCCTAATCTCATATTTATAATTTTAATTTGGCGGGATATATTATTTGCTGTTTTTCATCATATATATTTCTACCATAAGTAGTATCTCCATATCCAAAATGCCTATTTAACTTTCTCATTTGTATAGATTGATTTGTTTTTCTTTTAAAAAGATATTTTCTTCTATTTTTTTCTAAAGAAGAACTTGTGTTGATTTTTTTAAATTTTACAACAAGTGTATATCCTAATGCTCTATCTGTATATTTATATTTTTCTTTTGCAGGTATATACCATTCTAATAATTTTTCAATAATACTTTTTGGAACTAAACCAAGCCAATTATGCAATGCTCTATGAAATTCTTTAGGTATCGCAATAAGATTTTTAATTTTATTGTTTTCTCTGTTTCCATCTATATGATGTATATCCCAATCTTGTAATGTCTTGATCTTATAGTGTTTTTCATATAATTTTCTATAATTTACTCCCATTGTATTTCTTGTTTAATTAATGATTTTACATTTTTGTATGTGTTGTATAAAGAGTAATAACTTATACCTGACTTCTTTGATAGTTCTGCTATACTCATTCCCTCGCTAATTAGATCAAAGACTTTTTTGTCATACCAATATACTTTATCAAGCAGATTATCTAATTCTTTCATTTTGCCCTCTATATCTTTGTATTCTTTTATTTCTTCTTCTTGTATATATTTTTCTAAGAAGTCTATGTTTACTTTTGTTATCTTTGCTTCTTTGCGACATAAATCTATAAACAAACTTCTAAGAATCCTGTATATGTAGAAGTGGTTTATATCATCTCCGTAACTTATATCTGTACCACTATTTATTAAAGTATGTACTTTTAGGTACATTGTTTGCACAATATCCTCACAATATTGATTCTTGCATCCAAAGCTCTTTACGATTCTTAACCAGTCTTTGTGTTTACTTGCTACCTTTTCTAATGTTGTCAATGGTTAGTTGTTTCTTAGTTCTATACTTAATTAAATTTTTACCTCCTACTTGAAACCCTACATTATTTAGTATTGACTTAAATAATATAGGAGATTCGTGGCTTGTAGGTTTATATCCTAAACTCATCTCTTTTACCTTAGCTACATATAACCTTGTGTACATCCAAGCATCAGGACTTGCTATATACCTGTGGCATATAAGAAAGTCATCACATCTATTTCCGTTTACAGCTCCACCCTCACTATCTCCTATTGTTGGAGGAGGTGTCATACCTGCGTACTCGTGATTAGCTCCGTGCTTTCTTCTAAGTGCTTCGGTTACTGCGTGTGCGCATATCCAAGTAGATATGTTATGTGTCTTACAAAAAATACGAATATCAGTAAGCTGTACATAGTTGTATTCATATCCGTTTGTATTTCTTAAATCTTTCTTTAAAGAATTTATAGGATCAATAAGTAAGCCGTGATAATCCCAAGCATCTTTAACTTTAGTTGCTAACTTTAAGAGTTGTTTATATGTATATTGTCTGTTTATATCTACAAACTTAAAATGATTATATACAAAGTCTTTGGATTCTTCGTAATCTTTTTCTTCTATTTTGTTTATTGGTTTACCCTCTATAAATTCTATGAGTTTTTTAATTAATTGTACAGGATCGTTTTCGCTTGAAAATACCAACCATCTTATATTATGTTTCAAAGAATAGAGCAACATAAGATAAAACGTAAAGTGTGTTTTACCTACGTTGTTATGTCCTAAAATAAAATTCATATTACCTGACACAAATCTAAAAGAAGAATCTATCTCTTTATGATCTAACTTTAAGGCTTCTCTAACTTTACCTTGTCTAAAGTCATTTAATTTATTTATATGATCTGAATAGTTTATAAGCATAAAAAAAGGGGGTAACAAACCCCCTATATTTTAAAATGGTAAATCATCCTCTCTGTCAGGAGCTTGGTCTTTTGTTGTTACTTCTTCTTTATATTCTCGCACCCTCCAAGCGTTAAGTGTAGTGAAGTAAAGAACTTTACCCTCTTTCTCCCATTCTCTTCCTCTTACATTATAAAAAACCTCAACGTGGTTTCCTACCTTACAAAATGTATCGTCAAGAAGTCCGACATTGTTTTGTGTAAAATCTAATGATACAGTCTGTGGGTATTTTTCAGTTGTCTCTATAATTAGTTTTCTAAACCTAAAGTCTCCCCTTGTTTCTAAATTTGTTATTCTTTTTATTTTTCCTATAATTGACATTTTATTCATTTTTATTTGTTTAAATATATTTTTCGCTTTTTCTCTAATTCTATAAGTTTCAAATGTTTCGTTTACTATCATAACTTAACTTATTATCCAATTATAGAAGTGTTTAGCATCTTCTACGACACTTACTCTATCTGACTGAGGTCTACCTGCGTTAAACTCAGCAGCAGCTTTTAAACACGCTAATTTAGATATTGTTACATCTTTATTAGGTGCAGCTTGAGGAGGTGTGTAAATTAACTTTGCAGTTCCGTATTGTTTGTTAGTGATTTCGTATTCTACAAAGTCTCCTACCTTACGTTTGAATTCTCCTTTAGCTAAGAACTGAAAACTTTGACCATCATCAAATTCTACTTGATACTTATTAAAAGTACCTGAACTATTTGACCATTCTCCTTTTTCTTGAATGTATTTAATTTTTCCTTTCATTATTTAATTGGTTTTGTAATTGATTAATTTTTTCAGTCATAGCTTGTAGCCTTTGATAGTACAATTCTATTAACTGATCTTTTGGACTTTCCATAATTTTAATTTTAATAGTTTTTGTCGCTTCATGCGACATAGACCTATGTGTTTAACTGTGCTAATTTTTTATTAATAAATATTTCTGCATCTTTTAAAAAATCAAAGTTTTTTATTTGACATTGTTGTTTTGATGTACCATAGTCAGTAAACCATACAAGCTCAAACCATACATTTAATTTATCTTTTGTATGCTTAAATAATTTATGCTTATAAAAAATTGGGTTTTTGGATATTGATAAATACTTTTTCATAATATTAGTTTTATTAATTTTTCTTAAAGTTATAAAAAATATTTTAAATACAAACTATTGTTAATAAAAATTTTATGTCAACTTTTCAAAGTGATCGATTAAATCTAATAAATCTTGGTTTGTGTATTTTTTTATTTGTCTTGACATAGTGATTAAATTGTCAGCAGTATTATCTCCATAGGTTTTGTTTATGTAGTTACCCATTAGATAATTTTGTCCTCCGTGAAAGCCATTACAGCTTTTACATTGTACGTGTACGTTTTTGGGATTCCATCTTGTAGCGTAGTGTCTGCGAGATACAAAGTGTCCTGCATCTACTTCTTTCCAATGTTTTTTAACACCACAAGTAACACACTCTACTATATCGTTTTTGGATTTTCTTGTTCGTATGTAGATACTAAATACTTTGTCAAGTTTACGAATTAAACCTTTTCTTGAGATTTTTCTTGGCATACTTGTAAGTTACAAAAAAAAAATATACCTTAGCCTAATATATATATCATATATACACTTCCCTTAAACAACTAAGTATTATATAAGTCTTATATATATGAAGTATATACTACGCTTTTTTGCTAAACTTCTCAACTGATCTTCCACCAAAATAAGCTAAGAAAACCATCGTAAGTAATTCTTTTACTATTTCAAGTTCTTCTATTTGCAAAAACCATCCAATGACAAAAGCAACAGTCAAAAAGATTAAAGTTAAAGGTCTTACATTCTGAGTTAATTTAGAACCCTGTGCATCAGCTACCCATCTTTTAGTAACCTCTTGCATTTCTATTAGATCAAATTCTAAGCGTTTTAAGGCTTCTTCTTTGTCTTGTGGGGGTAAGGTATCATCTTTATTAATTACGTTTTTTACAATGCCTAATAAACCCTCTGAGGGTAAAGCATCGCCTACAAAGTCTGCTATGTTACTACCTTTAGACAATAAGAATTGTCCTACCTTTGTGTCTTTAAATTTTTTCTTACTCATAATAAAATCTCCATTTAAGTTGTACGACTAAAGCGTATAAATTTAATTCTTCGTAGTTATGTTCTGTGTCAGCAGGATAATAATTAAATCCAAGATTCAAACCATTAGGAAGTAAAAGTATCACAGAAAAGTCCATTAGCAGTTGCTTATGTATTCGTATTCGCTTCGTGCATCATAACTTGGACAAGCCTTTTTAGAAAAGTCTCTGTGTCCGTATATCTTTGCTTTTGGGTATTGTTCTTTTAATTCGTGTAGTAGGTCTACTAAAGTTTCTCTTTGTGCTTGTGTTCGTGTGTCTTTAGGCTCTTTCATATCTTTAGTCATACCACCTGCGTATGAGATTCCTATAGAGCAATAGTTTTGTCCTGAACAATGTGCGCCTGTTCTTTCTATAGGTCTACCCTCTTGTATTTCTCCGTCTAACTTTATATGAAAATGATATCCTACATCTGACCAACCTCTTTCGTCAACGTGCCATCTTCTTATCTCGTCTACGTCAACTTCTCTACCCTCTGGTGTAGCTGTACAATGTACTATGATTTTTGTGATTTGTCTCATAATCTAAAATTAAGTCCTATGCTTGAATTGTATATTTTAGAATCCCAAAACTTAGTGTATTCTCCCTCAACAAAAACTCCTATTGACCTTGATATCTTCCAACCAAAACTAACTCCTAATTGATAGTCCTCCCATTGTTCGTGCTGTGAATCGTGTCTTAGTCCACCTAATCCCCAGTTGTTTCTGTTGAGGTAACTAAAGTCTACGTCTCCTTGTATGTATCTATGATACGGAAGTAAGTATGATCCGTAACTATGCAACCAAAAGTTTTTCTTATAATGATAAAAATCAAAACCTACTACAGGACTTAACACACCAAAATAATCTAATTCATCCCATCTCTCATTGTTAAATCGGTTTATTAAATTTTCAAATACTGTATCTCTAAACTGTAAGTCTGTGTATGCCACTACGTTCCCCTGTGGATCATACCAATAGTAATCAAATACTTGTTCTCCGTCAATGTCTATTGTAACCCATTGATCGGTATAACCATAATTATAACCAAGCTGAAACCAATAATTTACAGGATAACCATCTTCGTTTGTTTCATTGAGCCATATCTCTATTGGATTGTAGCCGTAAGGTCTTTCGTGTGTTCTGTAAATAACACCTGCATTTAAACTAAACTTTTTGCCTATAGGTAATTTAGCTCTTGCTTCTGCCGATTGATAGTTAAAATCTACTCTACCTTGCTTTCTGCTTTCAACTTTAATCATATGGTATTTACCACTATGCTTAATAAAGTATCTGTGGTTTTTATATATTTCGTCTCTTGATCTTTCTTTCTCAAAGTGAAAGGTGTACTCTAAACCACTAACAGGAGAGCTACTTGCAGAAAGTCCTATGTTGTTTTCTGTGCCATCGTAGTAATGTTTGCCTTTTATTTCGTAGTCAAATCTTGCTATTTTTCTAATACCAAAACCATAACGATAATCAAAGTCATAGTAATCTGTTCCATCCACAACCACAGGAGGTGCATATAAATTACCATCAGGATTTGTTCTTACAAAATAATCTTTGGGTTGTTCTTTAGGATTGTCTATGTTACCTGCTACATAAATTGTACTGTACTTAAATAAGTCTTTGTATATTTTCTCAAACAGGTTTTGTGATGTAGCTTGTGTTGCTACAAAAAACAAAATAAATGTAATAAGTGTTCTCATATTAAAATTTGCTATCTATTATTTCTTCTATCTCTTCTTCGATTCTTTGTATGGCATTGTCAGGTAGTTTAAGAGATATGCCTGATTCTACCCTATACACTTCCTCTCCATTATAAAACAATATAACAGTAGGTATGTATTTAATGTTTAATTTTTTAAATTCATCTTGAGCTTTAGACATATACAATGTTTTTGTATCGTATCTAAAACCTTTTAATGATATTTCGTTTGCTTTTACGAAGTTTGCACTATATTGAACAATCTCAATGTCCGATTGGGCAAAACTCGCAAAAGTCAGAAAGTACACAATTATTACACATAATCTCATCTTTGTTTACTAATTTGATATAATCTCTCATCTATCTTTTGAAGTTGGTCTTTGACCTCTTTAACATCTTCATTTAAGACATCTGTTTTTTCTTCTATTCTTAAGATAGATGAACGAACTAACTCATCTTTGTATTGAAACTCTACAGGATTTACACTATTGTTTTTAAGTGCATCTATGTCATCTGTATTAGTTTTTACACTTGCTTGTAAGGTAAAGTATATACCAAACAAACTTGAAAGCCCAACAACTGCACCTATAATCTCTTTGAGAGATAAACTAAACTTGCTTTCAGGATTCAGCTCTGCCATTACATTTTATTTTCTATGTAAGACACGCCCATAAATCCGTGCATACCCTCGTTATCAATATCTATAGCGTAAGACTTCCATCCGTAAGGATGATCTACACTTACGTTACCATCTTCGTCAACTTCCTCAATGTCTTTCCATAGAACGTCTACGTGATACTTTTCGGAAAGTACAGGTGCTTTTGTTTCGTCTCCGTTCTCATCGTATTCGCCTTGTTCTATAACAATGTTACCTAACTTTACGACAGTATGTTTGTGAGAGGGTACATCGTTTCCCTCTTCATCTTTAACACTTGGTAAAGCGTTTATTTTACCTATAGCTTGTTCTTCTGAATCAAACTCGTATTTACTTACTTTAATCATTTTTCTTTTTTTTATTTGTCCATAATACTTCGCCTTTCCACTCTACCTCTACTATATACTGATCTTCCTCTGCATAGTGTTTGATCGTATGTGAGTGAGGTGTAGGTAAGGCATCTACTTTTTGTAGAGCTTCTTTTCTATTTTTAAATTTATATTTCATATTTAACTTGTTAATTGTATTAATTGTGCATCTGTTAATGCTTCGTTATATACTGCTAAACCTTTTACTTTTCCGTAGAAATCTGCATCTCCGTTGCCATCATCAAAAGCAACTTCGTTAAAAGTTCCTGCACTTGGCAAACTACCACTTGTATCAGTAAGAACCTGATTTCCGTTTATCCATAAAGCAAAATCATTAGCTTTGTATTTTACTGCTATTTTGTTAAATTGTGTAATATCTGAAATTGTATGTCGTGCAAACGCTTGAATTACACCACCTGTAACTATCCTATATTCTATTTGATTAATTACTGTATGAAATGCTATTCTGACAGAATTATTATAATTACCACTTGAAATTGTTAATACACTTGCAGATGGATAGGTGTTAGTAAATCCACCAATTTCAGCATATAAAACACCCTCTGTACTATTTATACTTGGTTTAGAATTGTTACAAGTTTCAGCAGCTCTTGTGATAGTTGTTCCTGCTGTGGGTATGTATGATGTAGCGTATGATTGCTCCTCAACTTGACCACCAAAGAAATACATAGTACCTACCTCTAAAGATTGTACTCTTATTCTTACATTATCTCCTGTACCACTAAAAGAGCTTGTAACACTAAATCTCTGCCAATCATTTGTCAAAGTAACATTTTCTGATAATATCCCAAGCCCACCACTACTGCCTAAAATTCTTATTTTAGCTGAAGTTGCAGTTCCTGCTTTTAAATAGACAGAAGCAGTAAATGTTTTTGTGTCAGGATTACCACTTGCAGTAATAAATCTAAACATTCCATCAATAGCACTAAAATCAAGTGTACTTGCATTTTGTGTTCCATCAGGACTTGTAACTGTGTTTTTGCTAAATGTAACATTTGTTTTAAACCAACTGTCGTTTTGATTATTACTATCAGATACAAGATTCGTAGCACTCGGCTCTAAAAGTAAATGTGGTTGATCTTCTACTACTCCATTTGTTATATCGTAACTTAATCTTGGTCTATCGCCTTGTACTTCTACTATGCTTATGTTTGATATTGTGCCTACAAAAGTTGAATTAGCTCTTATTCTTATTTGTGTTCCACCTATCGCACTTAGATTTTCAGAAAATGTACCTGCACTTGTTTGTGTTGTTGTAACATTTCCTGAAGCTAAACGAATAAAAACACCACCTGCTGAATATTCAGATATAGTGTAAGTTATCTTATATGTCTTACCTGCATCTGTTGTCATATTTTGTGTACAATCGCTATTAGTTGATTGACTACCATCGGAAGAAACGACACCATCTCCAAAACTCCAACCTGTACCTAAACTAAACCATCTATCATTAGGGTCAACTTGTTTTACTGATACGTTGTCTATTATTACGTTTATTGCAGAGTTTCTTACTAACTCAAATTGTGTTCCTCCTGCAACAAAATAGAGTGTTTGTGTTCCAATATCAGAAATACTTACAGAGCCAACTGAAGAAAAACCAACTCTTAATGAGCCTGACTGTTGTACACCTTTTACTTCAAACACAAGTTTATAAGTTTTACCTGAAGTTAATATACCACTTTGAGCTATAAATGAACCTGAACTACCATCTGATTGTATTCTTACACCACCCTCTGCTAATTCTACATTTTCTGTACTAAAACCTGTTAGTCCATTACTAAAATCTCCGTTTACTATTAACTCGCTTCCTAATTCACTAAAGTTTCCGTTTTGCACTAACTCACTTGAGAAATATCCTACTTCTTCTATTAAGCCATCTTTGTTGATTCTGGTTGCGCCTGTACTTCTATCAAACGTAAAATCGCCTTTACCATTATTAGGTAAAACTGAATGTAGCTTAGAATCGCTTACAGCACTTGGTATTTGTAATAAACTTGGGATCATAATATATAATTGTTTATATCGGATTCTACATTGTATTCTTCTACTAAACCTAAATAGCTTAATCTATTGTAATAATTCATATATAGTTCGTGCTTGTTGTAGCCTGTTAGTTTTGCTAATTCTGTATCGCTAAGAGCTTCTTTAAATACTGCTACCATTTTAATTGCACCATCATTAAATTTGTTAGAATTATTCCCATCACTAAAACTTAAACTTAACATAGTATTTGCATTTGGAACAGCACCATTACTATCACTATTAGCCTGTTTTCCATCAACCCAAAGAGCGAAATCATTTTCTTTATATTTTATTGCTACTTTGTGATATTCTAAAGCTGTTGATACTGTATGACCCATAGATGCTGCCAAGCTATTACTTGCTCTTACTTGAGCTCTTATAACATTAGTTGAGTTATTTAAATACAATATTCTTACTACATTTTGAGAATTAGTTAAATCAGAAAGAGCAATAGTTTTCCTATCTGTAGGTGTTTCAATAAATGATTTTATTTGAGCATAAAGCACTCCCTCTGTAGAGTTTATTAAGTCGCTGTTTCCTGCATTGTTTGCTGCATCTGCACTACGAGTAACTGCACTTCCTGAAGTGTGTATTAGAGATGTTGCATAGCTTCCTGCTTCAACTTGTGCGCCATATAAATAAAACTCCCCTCCATCTTGCTCATTTGTTGTATTATCTGTTGCGTGTGGATGCACATAAAATTCTGAAAATGAAGATGAAGTTGTGTTTACAACTGTTAATCTACGCCACCCATTACCCACATCTTCAATACTTGCATCGTTAAAACCATTAGTTGCCACTTCTATTGTTTCTATGTTAAACCAAGTGCTTGTGCTATTTACTCTTAATCTAACAAATGGTGCATTGATATATTTAACATAAATAGAATAGGCGAAACTATTGGATATAGATAAATTGAATCGCAAATCTTGTCCTAAAGTTGTACCTGAATATTTATCTGCATTTTGTATGCCCTCAGGCGATATAGCTTGATTTGCAGTAATAGTTGAATTGTATTTTATCCAACTTGCATTAGTAAATTCGTTGGAGTAAGTAATGCTATTTGTTCTGCTTGGCTCAAGCAAAATACTCGGCTCTCCGTTTGTGTAATCTATTCTTGGTATGTCTAATCTGTCTGTTGTTTTTAGATAGTCTTTTGGTTGGTCGCCTTTTACTACCTGCGCACCCCATACGAAAACACCCGAACTACCATCTCCCTCATAACTATTTGTAGAGCCATT